AGGTTTGGTGTCAACAGTTCAAGAATATAATGTATCAATTAACACTATTACAGCCGCAGCATGGGCTAGTGCTACAGCAATGAACACGGCAAGAAATGTTCTTGCTGGAGCAGGGACACAAACATCAGCTTTAATGATCGGTGGTAATAATCCAGGAGCAGCACAAAAAGGTGAAACTGAACAATATGATGGTACTTCTTGGACAGAAAAATCTGATTTAAATACTGCTAGATCTCAAGCGGGATCTGGTGGAACAACTTCAGCTGCGGTTTATTTTGGAGGAGATACATACCCTGCATCACCTAGAGACACTGGAGCTACAGAAGAATGGAATGGAAGTGCTTGGAGTAATAATCCTAATAGTATGGGTACTGCAAGAAGAGCTTTAATTGGAATGGGAACACAAACAGCAGCTTTAGCTGCGGGTGGTTATGTTACAACTCAATTAAATAATGTTGAAGAATATGACGGATCAAGTTGGACAGCACAAAACACTTTACCAGCTGCTAACGAATCTTTAGCTGGATCTGGAACTCAAACTGCTGGACTAACTTTTGGAGGTTTAGCACCAAGTGCTACAACAGCTACTAACGAATATGACGGAACTAATTGGACATCTGGTGGTGTTTTAGCAACAGCAAGGTGGGGAGCAGGTAGGGGTACAGTAGGACCTCAAACTGCATGTTTAGCTTTTGGAGGAGACACATCAAGTCCTGCAGTAACAGGTGCAACAGAAGGTTATGATGGAACAGCATGGTCATCAAGACCTAGTATGGGAACAGCTAGACGGGCATCAGGTGGAGCTGGCACACAAACAGCAAACCTTTCTGCAGGAGGATATTCAACAGCAATTACTGCTGTCGTAGAAGAATTTACAGGAGCAACAGAAACAGCTACAGCAAGCACGTTGACAACTAGTTAAAAATAGTTATATTAGAAAGTATAAATGAAAGGAGTAATATGACAGAAAAACGTAACATACATGCATTAATAGAAAAAGAAGCACCAAGTTTAAATAACTTATTAGATCCAGGGGATGTAAAAGAGTTTAAAGCTATGACAGCTGAACTTAGAGATACTTGGACTAAGAAACAAGTATTTAGAACTGAGACAGAAATGAGGATGTCTGTTTTACAAGATGCTAAATATCCAACAAAGGCTGCTAAGTATTGGCAATGTGTACGAGAACAGAATGTTTTCTTAGAAAATTTAATGGCTCTATCCTTTGACTGTAGACGTAACGAAGTTAAATTAAAAAGATTAGAACAAAAATTAGAAAAAGAAGAAGACCCAATAAAAAGAGAACTCTATCAAATAGACATAGATGAAAAAAGATATGGTTTAGCTAACATGCAATTAGTTGCTAGAGATAGAATGAGAGAAATTAAATTATGGTCTACTTTAAAAAAAGAATTTAATGATGGTTCGTTTGATGACAAAGATGTTAATCGACACCAATTAGATTCATATCATTTAGTAATGAAAAATAAAGCAGAGACATTAACAACAGGTTCATCACAACCAGAAGTGTTTAATGTATTAGGTCAACTACAGACCATAGAAAGAGTTAAAAAATCTGGTGAAATGATTTATAACAAGAAAGAACAATTGACTAATGATCTCGGAGCAAAAGAAAAATAAAAAACTTTTCTTTTTAATTGCAATGCCACGGTCAGGAAATACCGTTTTTGCTTCTTTAATGAATCAAAATCCTGAGATAGTTTGCACTGCTAACTCTATTACTTTAGAAATAATGAAAGATCTGTATTTATTAAAAGAAACAGATGTGTTTCAAAATTTTCCAGACCATAAATCTTTAAACAATATTATAGATGTTGTTTACGATCTTTATTATAAAGACTGGCCTCAACGGATAATTATAGATAGGGGGCCTGTATTAGCAAGTGGTAATCCCGGAAACTTTGAATTAATGAAAGTACATTACAAACGTCCTTTTAAATGTATTGTTTTACTTAGAGACTTAATGGATGTGTTAGCAAGTTATATGAAATGGTATACAGAAAATCCCGATGCATTTCCAAATAGATATAATTTAAAAAACGATGAAGAAAAATTATTAAAAATAATGAATAAAGATGGAGCTGTAGTTAAAGATTTAAATGCAATTAACAATGCTTTTAAACATCCAGACATTTGTCATTTTGTAAAGTTTGATGACCTCATGACAAATCCTACAGAAGAATTACAAAAAATATATAAATTTTTAGAAGAACCATATTACCCTCATTATTTTGAAAACTTGAAAGATATTAATATTAATGGTATAGAATATGACGACACAGTCGTAGGAAAGAATATGCATAAATTACATACAGGAAAAATTGAAAAAATTTATAACCCTTACATAGAAAAAATACCTCAGCGTATTAAAGAAAAATATGGGCACATCAAATTTTAAAGATTTTAGTTTTGCATTTTTAGGACAATCGGTTTTAAAATACCAAGTTCCCTTAGAAATATATAGTATTATTAATTATATTTATGAAAATAAATATCCGCAATTATTTCCTGCTAACAAACAACTTGTAGGTAAAATAGAAAAAGAACATAGTTTGTTTTTTAATGGAGAAGACTCAAAAAAAATGATTAGACATAATCATTTACCCCAAGATGTATTGGGGTGGTTTGAACAAAAGTTTCAACATTATTTAAACTGGAACAAAATAAAAAAACCAACAATTCATTTAAATTCTATTTGGGTTAACACTATGTTTGAAAATGAATATAATCCAGTGCACGTGCATCAAGGATCATTGTTTACCGGTTTATCTTCAGTTATGATTTTAAAATTACCACCAAGTTTTGGTGTTGAATATTCTGCAGCAGAGGCACCCCAAAATGGTAGATTACAAATACTAGGTTCTGCATCTGGTCAATTTGCTCACATAGACTATCAACCTGAAATGAAAGAACGAGATTTTTATATATTTCCATACGACATGAGACATTGCGTATATCCTTTTAATGGGCCTGGATATCGAAGAAGTCTTGCTGCAAATTGTGATGTAGAATATAATCCAATTTTAAACAGAGGAGTAACTTAATGTACGAAAATATGCATATTAGCGAACCTAAATGGAAAAGTTGGATAATACAAACTACAACACCATTATTTACTCCAGATCAATGTAGACAAATTATAGAGTGTGGTAGACGTCAACCACCACAAAAAGCACAGGTTGGTATGGGTAAACCTGGTGGTGGCACAGATACTAAAAAAAGAGTTACAACAATATCATGGATACCTTTTCAAGAAATGGGACACATGTATCAAGATTTAAATAAGTTTATACAAAAAGCTAATGAAAACCATTTTGGTTTTGGTGACATACAAATTACAGAAAATGCACAATTTACAGAATATCCTGTAGGAGGATTTTATGATTGGCATATGGATTGTGATGTACATATGGCTCATGAGCCACCGGTGCGAAAAATATCTATGACATTGTTATTAAATGATCCATCAGAATTTAAGGGTGGTGATTTAGAATTAATGGCACCTGGTAAATTTGCCGAACTTAAACAAGGTCATGCAATTGTGTTTGCATCATTTTTAAATCATAGAGTTGCACCAGTTACAGAAGGTGTTAGACAATCTTTAGTTGTCTGGTTTGGAGGTAAACCTTTTAGATGATTAAAGATGGTTTTTTTCCAACTATTATATATGCTGAAGATTTTAAATTAGACACCAATCAACTAGCAGAAAATATTATACAGTGGTCTAAAGAAGATCCTGGTGTTGCAAAAACAAATAGAAATGCATGGCATTCTACAACGGACATGCAAAACAGACCTGAATATAAACCTTTAATAGATGAACTATTTAAAATGGTAAATCAAGTTTTTGAAGAAGAATTTTTAACTAGAGGCGCTGCGCTTGGTAACATGTGGGCAAATATAAATCCACCAGGTGGATATAATCAACCTCACGTGCATCCTAATGCTGTATTTAGTGGAGTATATTACGTAAAAGCTCCGCCTAATTCTGGACGTTTAGTATGCCAAGACCCTAGACCCGGTATTCAAACATGCATGCCTGATAGAAAAAAAGAACAAGTTCCTAAACATCTATGGAGAGATGTTCGTATAGAACCAAAAGAAAACAGAGCGATTATGTTTAATTCATGGTTATGGCATTCAGTAGAACCTAATATGTCTAATGAAACTAGAATATCAGTAAGCTATAATTTTATTCAAAAAGGATTTGATTAATGGTTTTTAATAAATACCAAGTAATTAAAAAAGCAATTAGCTATGAATTAGCTAACTTTGTGTTTAACTATTTTTTACTTAAACGTGATGCAGTTAAATGGATGTATGATAATAATATTACGTACGACACAGGTATGTTAGGCACTTGGACTGATCAACAGATTCCCAACACTTATTCTCATTATGCTGATCCAGTGATGGAGACCCTTTTAGTGAAAGTATTACCAATAATGCAGCAAGAAACAGGCTTAAATTTAATTCCAACTTATTCATATGCTAGATTATATAAGCATGGTGACGAATTAAAAAGACATAAAGATCGACCTAGTTGTGAAATATCTACCACTATTAATTTAGGTGGTGATCCGTGGCCTATATTTATAGATGGCACAGGTGCAGATACAGTTATAGACGAATTTAAAAAAATACATAAACCTAATGCCCCTAAAGGCACCAAAGTCTTACTTGAAGTCGGCGATATGCTGGTATATAGTGGATGTGAATTAGAGCATTGGAGAGAACCGTTTGAAGGTAATACTTGCGGACAAGTATTTCTTCATTATAACCATGTAAATGGTCCTTTTGCTGAAAAAAATAGGTTCGACAAAAGGCCGATGTTAGGACTTCCAGCATTTGTGAAGTCATAATATTATGGAGTTATATGCTACAAAAATTAGGTTTTTTACCAGGATTCAACAAACAGGTTACAGAGACCGGGGCTGAAGGCCAATGGTTTGATGGTGACAATGTTAGATTTAGATACGGTACCCCAGAAAAAATAGGTGGTTGGACTCAGTTAGGTGATGATAAATTAACTGGTGCAGCTAGAGCTATTCATCATTGGGACGATAACGCTGGTATTAAATACGCTGCCATAGGAACTAATAGAATTTTATATGTTTATTCAGGAGGAGTGTATTATGACATTCATCCAATTAGAACTACTCTAACCGGCGCAAAATTTACAAGTAGCTCATCATCAACAACAGTCACAGTTACATGCACTGGTAGTCATGGTTTAGCTGAGAATGATATTGTTATGTTTGACAGTGTAACAGGAGTGCCTGCTGGATCAACTTACAGTAACGCTACTTTTGAAGATCAAAAGTTTATGGTAACTGCTATTCCTACTACAACTAC